CCTCCTTGTCAGCACTGATTGATTCACCAGTGCAAATAGCATTTCCTTCTATCGTTGCACCGCCATCTACTAACTGCAATTCAAGCGTCGCCGTCGCACCGATCAGGGAAATGAAATCGGTGTCCTCGCTGGTCCACTTGGTCTCGACCGTCGCGGTCCAATCATTGAACCCGACCAATGCTGTCCGCCATGTATCGCCCATAGAGGTCTTATCAACCGTGTCCACCGTGATATCGAGCGACCAGCTGTCTATCTCGCCACCGAAATCCTCGGCAGTGCCGTCCCACATGACCGAACCGCCCTTACCTGCTACCGCTGTACCCATCGTTTATTCTCCTTTCGATTCAACTTGTCGGTTCAAGATACCAGATTACCACGTCCACTCGGACTCCATATTTCCTGTTCGTCTCCACGGTCGGGCGAATATCTATCACGTCCGACATATCATCTACTATCATCATCAGCGCATCATCCGAACCTACCGTCCCGATGATCGAATCACAGCGCAGCCGCACCTTTTCAGCCAGGTCCTTGACCTCGGAATAGGTATCGCACCAACATGTCAATTGAATGCGTGGATGTGCGATGCCCGATTTGTGATTCAACACCTGCTCTCGCGTTCCACTAATTGTCTGGTAAACAATCGCGGGCAATTCGCTGTTCGCCGGTAACGTCATCGGGTAAATGCGATCACCGACCAGCGCGCTGATATCGCTATCCGCCAATAGATAACTTCGTAATGACGACTCGATACTCATTTCACAGCCTCGTCGATGCCCGAAGCAATCATGCTCTTGATCGTCGTAAGCACTCGGCCCTTGGTTTCGTCCCACGCCGGACGCATAAAAGGCATGGCCGGTACCACTTTCGGCCCGCCCGCTTGTCCAGGCGCCGCGTGACCATACTCGATGGCCGCAGGAATGTAATAATGATTCCCGTCAGCCGTAACGCCGGAAAACATCTCATTGCCCTTCGCGCTAATCTCCGCCGCCACGCCGTAACTGAATCGCCGCATCCGGCGCATGCTTCTCGGTTTTATATAGCTGGCAATCGTACTGCCCATCTCGCCACCCACCACGGTTTGAGCTTTTGATTTCGCCGCAGCGCACACCTGTTTGGCGCCCGCACGCAGGGCACGGCGCAGCACTTTGCGGGCAAGCTTCGGCTCAAGCTTTTCCAGCTTGTGCATCGTCTGACGAAAATCCTTCGTGTCGATTCGGAACATCATCAGTCAATCACCTCGCTGCAAATCAACGTCAGTTGCTGATTGCGCTCATCGGGATTCAGCACCTGGTTGATCTCCAATGCGCGTGAACCATGGAGAACTCGATCTTCGGCCCTCACCCCTTTCACGTAACGAATAATCACTCTATGGCTTGTCGTCGCCTTCACCTGCTGAGCGCCGAATCGTTCCTGCCCCTGCAATGGTTCAATCGCCGCCCACACAGTCGCATAGGTCGTCCATTCAATGGCCTCCTCGCCGTATGCATCGCGGGTGATGCGCTTGCGTTGCAGGTGCACCCGATGTCTCAAACGACCTGGATTCATACTGGCTCATGCTCCAATCGCTTGTCCAATAGACGGTAAGGCCACAACATACGCTCGACGTTCAGCGGGACCGGTTTCAGATTCGCCGCCGCCACGACTTCCCGCCGCTCGAACCAATGCGATACCAGTAATTTCAATGCGTTTTTGATCGTGTCCGGGACTGCCGAGGCGTCGCCGTAACCGGCAACATAAGTCACCGTGACCGCCTCCGGCACGCTTCGCGTGCTGGGCCAGCTTTCGCCGTATGCGGTTACAATCCGGGCTGGCTCCTCATAAGTAACAACCTGGTAAGCACTGCTATCCAGTGTTTGCGAATCGCCGTTCACGTCCACGTAAGTGATCGACGTGACACTGCTGAGAGGTGGGCGCGGCAGTATTATCTCAGCCGGAAATCGATCCAGCCGCAACGTGCACGTGCGCGTCGTGAACGCGCGTCGCGTAAATTCCTCGGCCCATTGTCGCGCCGAAATAATCAGCGAATCCAGCAGATCGTTTTCGTCCGTCGTCAAAGCCTGCCTTGCGATGCTGACCGCAAAGTCACACGTCGCGTTAGCTACCGTTGCAACGGCACGCAGGTAAGCCGCTCCGCCGGTATATGCCAGTTCGTAGGTCGTATCGTCATTCGATTCGTCAACCTGGCTGAACGTGCCGCCGCTTACGTCCGTCCATTCCAGGCCATCGCTCGAATCCTGCAGCTTGACATCCACCGTGCCGCCGCTACCGCACGTCCCGGCATTCAGATAAACCGTCACGTCATAACCGCTGACATCGACGGACGATCCCGTCACAGTGCCAGCCGCATGATCGCCGGGCGCTATCGTCTGGACCAGCGACAGATCATCGTCCGTCGTATCGAGACGAAGATAAGCTTTCGCTTCGGCCCGCGTTATCGGCTCGCTACTTGGCGATCCTATCACTAGGCTCATGGTCCGGTAGCTCCCTGCACGACGATTGCCACTGCCCCCGCGGCATCCGCGTCAATGGTCAGCGCCTTGTTCGCCGGTAGCTTGATCGGTCGCTCGAAATGTATCTGCGTCGAATTGCCAATTATGGTGCATTTCAACGGACCAATGATCGGCGCCTCAACCGCGTTACCGCTCTTGCCGTAGCCTATGGTGACACCAAGCGTCCCGCTATCAGCCAATGGCTGTATTAGAATGTCGCGTATATATAACGACAGATTAGCCCCAGGCGCGGCCTTGATCGTCTCACATGCCGTAGCGTCAGCCGTGTAGGCGCTTACGGTCCACGGCGCAACGCGATCAGGATACGCCTCGACGGTAGTGAAATTTCCAGAATTGTCCGTTATCGCCATTACTCACCTCACATTTCACGTATCCGAGCCGGTTTGCCCGGGTCAGCCTGTTTGTCCATGACCGTGAAAGGCTTTGGCGGCCTGCCCTTGCGATCTACCAGGTCAGCGTGTTCATTTTTCACGCTGACGTATTCGCCTCGTAGAAACAGTTCACCTCCGTTGGGCGATACCGAACCGTCAGGGTTCAACCTTACATCACGCTTCAATCTTCCGCTAATCATGTCTCACCTCAATTCCACCAAGCGACATCGTTTATTCCCAGCGCTCACGGGAGAAGTCATCCCGCAGCGCGAACCGTTTCTTCCGCCTTATCATGTGATATATCACTTGCAAACTGCTTCCGCATTTCGGCCAGTTGTCGATTGAAACCTACTACGATCTCCAGCAGATCAACCGTTTTGTAATGACTGCATATCGCGCGAGGATGGGCGACATAGCGGAATCCGTAGCGCTTCGCTTTTTTGGAAAAAAAGATATCTTCGCCGGTACGCTTGCCATCCGGGTAAGTTTCACGATAACGGAACCACGGCCAGGGGATCGTCTCGAACACGTGACGATGAATCAGTATGCAGCCCGCCCCTGCCGCCTCCACCTCGAACGGCTCTCGATGTTGGCCCCAGTGCTCCATGAAACCGTAATCATCCTCGCCTTCACCGACCTTTACTACTATGTTGCTGATGATTTTCTGCTGCATGAAAATCGGCACAATGGCCGTCGCCAGCGGACTGTTGCATTCCAAAAGCAGATCAACGATCCTCTCCGGAGGCCGAATGTCACTATCCATCATCATCAGATGCGTATATTGAGGATTCTGTAAACACACCTTGGCCAAGCCATTGCGCACCTGGTCCGTCGGCGATCCCATGATCGCAATGTAATCAACCCGTGGGTCCTGGCTGATCTTGGCAATCGCCAGTGTGGTATGCGGATTGATCGTCGAGTTAGTCGGCACTGCGAATAGGATTCTCGGCTGCTTCATTGCGATATATCGTCCCTCTTTTACGAAGCCATATCTCCTCGTTTCTTGGCACACTTAAATGACCACCCATGTCGGGATCATGCCATAGATGTAAACAGCGGACGGGCAATGTCACATATTCCAACCCATAGCCGACCAGCCGCTCACTCATATCTACATCATCCTTGCCTCGCCCTGTAAAATCCTCGTCGAACCCGCCAATCGCCATATAATGCTCACGACGCATCGCTGTCAGAAAACCTATCAGCGTGGTCTTCAGTGGACGTTTCAGGTCGTCATAATTCGTACCATCAAAGCGATTTGATACGTCACGCTTGCCCCACTGTGGAACGGCTATCGCCTTGGCGTTCGCCTCGACGCAACTGATCAACGGTTCGAGGCAGTCATCGATCTGCAGGATTTCAGCCTCAGTCAAAACGATGATCGGCGCCGAGGCCTGCTTGACCCCGAAATTGAAAGCAAATCCCGGCATCCGCCATCCATCATCACAACGTCCGGTGTGCAGATATTGGAACCCGAAATCTTCAGCGATCCGTGCCGTCTCGGTGGTGTCCTCGCCGTCATTGACCAGAAGCCTTTCGCATTCCGACAAGATGGGTTGTTCAACCAGTCGTGGAAGCGTTCTGGTCAACAACTCGTCGCGATTGAATGTGATTACGATCACACTGGCTCTCATATTCGTATCCAGAACATCTGATAAGTGGCCAGGTCATTCATCTGCTCAGCCGAAACGAACGGCTCAAACCGCGTCATCAATCTATCCGCAACGGTAATCGCGACCTCCGTTCCATAATCATGACAGCCGATTACCGATCCGGCGTTCAATAACCTGCTGTAAATCGCCAACTCTTTCGGCTTCCGCCCGCCGTCACAATAGATCAATGCCTTGCCGGCATCTCGGAGGAATTCCCTGGCGATCTTGATCATCCGTTCATCGAACGCATCGGCGATGCGCAGCGAAACGGGCAATTGTGCCAACAGGGATTCGGTCATTGAATCCATCAATCTCTTGTTGTCGATGCTGAGCACCTGGGCGCAGTTATGAAACGCCCAGGCGCCCAGGTACAACGTTACAGCGCCCTGCCCTGATCCGATCTCTATGATCCGGCTCGGCTGCAAGGCATTCATCACATTCTCCAGAACCCAAACGGCTAGTGGCGAATGCATGACCTCCATGCCATACATCCGCGTCACTAACCGTCTATGTTCCGGTAAAATCAACATGGCATTCACGCACTGACCAGTTCTTCTAGGCCTGCATCCGTCGCCAGTCCGTCATGATCGTCACTCGATTTGCGGCTCAGGATACCTATCACGGCCAAGTTGGTTCCGGTCGTTCCGTTACCAGCCGTAACCAGGCACTTGATATAGCGTTTGCGGCCTGCACGCAGATCAACGTCGATGGCGAACACGCTATCATCTTCGTCCGCCGCAATCGCATCGGCCAGTTCCGCACCGCTGATATCGGCGTAAGTGCCGCCAGCCGTATCGCATTCCTGCAACTTCGGCGCGGCGGTCGTCGCCACGTCAGTAGTGCCCGTGATGATCAGCACCCGCAAATGCTCATAACCCTGCGTATCGATGTACGTCAATCCACTCGGCGCGCCGTTGTCCTTCAATTGCGGCGGTACGAGAATACCTACTTTCGTCTGTTCAATTCCGATCATTTTAATACCTCCGTTCGTTTACACGTTATTAGCTGCTGTGGGTTACTAACG